CACACGCCGCCCGACTGACCAGCCCCCGCTATGCACTGGCTGATCTGGGGAGTGATCGGGGTCGCCATCGTCATCGGCGCGTTGGTCCTAGCCGTGGCCGCGCTGCTGATCTGGGCTGGCCGGCAGGAACGCCGGCTAGACGATGGCGACCCCCGTAACCCGTACTCCCGCTGGCCGCGCTGATGTGGTGGCCGGTGCTTGGGCTGGCGTGCCTCGCCATCGGCGCCGGCACACTGATAGGCGTGATGGCATGGGCACTGGCACCACTGCCGCGCAGGCGATCGAGACAGTGATGACCCCCGATTTTTTTTCCACGCGCTACGCGGGACATCGCGAGCGCTGTCCTTCTCTCCCCGTTCCCGCGGGATCGGCAACCATTGATCAATAAGCGGAGAAGATCATGGATATACTGTCCGATGTGGACAAACGGATGATCGATATGGCCGGGAAGTTTCGCTACGGCGGCGCCCAGCTCGTCGATGCGGTGCGAGCAGAGTTCGGCATGGGCCCGACGGCTTTCTGCCAGCGGGTCAACGTGCTGATCGAGACTCGGGAAGCGCTGGCTTGGGCGCCGCTGGTCGTCGGCCGGTTGCGCCGGCTACGTGGGGCCCGCCATGGCGCGCAAGCGCGACGGTGACGCTCCACTGTTCCCGCTCAAAGCCGTCCGGGCGGGACGTGTGGAACGCGCCGTCAACGATGCCGTACGCCGCGCCCGAGCCGACGAACTGATATCGAGTCTTGACGATGCTATGGTCACGCTCGCCCGGGCCCAAGCCCGAGCCGTCGACGTGGCCGAGGCGGCGCGCGACGTGTGGGCCCTTGCTCGCGCCGGTGGTGAGCTGCGCGAGACGCTCATTCGGCTGCGGCTCGATCCGACGTCGCGGGGAGTGGTGACCCGTGACGGCATGGCCGAATTCCTCGCTGACATCCGCAGACCTACCGACCCCGACCCGGCCAGCGCCGGCCCGGTGGGCGACCCCCCGCACCCCGAGTAGACCCACGTTCGGCCCCGGCATCGCCGCCGTCGCCCGGGCGCTGGGGTACACGCAGTGGATGCCGTGGCAACGGCAGGTCTGTGACGTCGCGTTCGAGATCTACCCCGACACGTGGGAGTGGTGTTACCCCACCGTTGTGCTGCAAGTCCAGCGCCAAGCCGGAAAGACAACCCTGATCGAGAGCGCCGGTGTCCACCGTGGACTGACCGGTGAAGATCGAGGCGTGTGGTACACCGCACAGTCACGCCAAGACGCGCGCGACAACCTGATGACGTTCATTAAGCGGGTACGTCGATCACTGTTCAAAGCTATGGTCAAGATCCGGGAAAGCAACGGATCGGAGTCGATCACTTTCCCGACCGGCAGTGAGTACCGGATATTCGCGCCAGTCGATGACGCGTTGCACGGGAAGGCCACCCACCTTGTCACCGTTGACGAGGCTTGGGCGTTCGACGAGGAACACGGCGACGCGCTGCTACAGGCGATCGTGCCGACGTTCACCACCGTCCCCGGGCAGATACTCATCCCCAGCGCGGCCGGCACCAGCTCGTCGACGTGGCTGCGGGGGCTGGTCGACGCCGGCCGCATGATGGTCGACGCCGGCCGGCGCGACACCGTGGCGTACTTCGAGTGGGGCATCGGTGACGACGTTGACCCGGCCGATCTGGGCGCCGTCGCGCTGGCCCACCCCGGCTACGGGTACACGCTGCGGCCCAACGGGCTCATTCACGCTGCGGCCACGCTGAAGTCGGCCGAGTTCGCCCGGGCGTACGGGGGCCGGTGGACCGGCGCCGGCGAGCGGGCCATCCCCGCTCTACTGTGGTCGACCGCCCCCGACGCGGCCGCGCCGGTGCCGGCCCGGTTCGGGGTGGCGTTCGACGTGGCGATCGATAGCGCCGACGCGGCGGTGGCGATCGCGTGGCGCGACCAGCTCGGCCGGGCCCATGTGGAGCTAGCCGACGTACGCGACGGGGTGGCGTGGCTGGTCGGCCGCCTCGTCGATCTGGCGGTGACTCACGATCTGGCCGGGCTCGCCTACGACCACATAGGACCCGCTGCGGACGCGTCCGATCCACTGCGGCGCGCAATGATCGGCAAAGGGATCGAACTACGTCAGCAATTGATCGAACCCACCGGGCTCACCACCGACCAGTACCTCGCCGCGTGTGCGGGGTTCCTTAACGAGCTGGTCGCGGGGACGCTGAAGTACCGGCCCCACCCCGCGCTGGACGCGGCCGCCGCCGCCGCCGTGAAGCGGCCGGTGGGCGATCGGTGGGCGTGGGGGCGACGCGCGTCGGGTGGCACGATTGCGCCGCTGGTCGCGTCTACAGTGGCCTTGTGGGCGTTCGATCATGCGCCGGAACCCCCGGCCCCCTTCCGTATCCGGTGACCCGGTGACCCGGCGTCGCCGGCTGAAGACTTCCCCCGTGCCGATCCGCCGTGCCGCCGCGCCGGCCCCGGCGCCGTCGGGCACGCTCGCCCAGTTCGGCGGGTCCGATGGTGGCTACGCCACCCAACCATGGTCGTCGATCGTCTGGCCGGCGCCCGGGGGCGGCTCGGGCGGGTACGGCTCGGGCTGGCCGCTGGTGTACGACGCGTGGGGTGCGCTGCGCATCCCCGGCGTGGCCCGGGCGCTGCAGATCTACACCGGCTCACTGAAACAGACGGCCATGGATGCCTACCGGGGGATCGAGCCGTTGCCCCGGCCCCGGCTACTGGACGCGCCCGACCCCAACCAATCCCGGCCATGGTTCGTCCAGATGCATGTAGAGGACTACTGGCTGAACGGCAACGCAGTCAACTACATCACTGCCTACGACTCGGCCGGCTGGCCGGCCGCAACCACGTGGATCCCCGCGCATTGGGTGACGATCGCCTGCCCACCCCGCCGGTACGACCTTGTGGAGTACATGGTGGACGGTGTGCTGCTCGATCGGAACCGGGTCGTCCACGTCAAGCGCGGCGCCGACCGGTGGTGTCCGGCCCGTGGCGTGTCAGCGATCGAGCAGCATCTACGGTCGTTCGACCGGATCGCCATGGAGGAGGAATACGAGCGGGAAGCACTGGCCCATGGCGCCGTGCCATCGGTGGCCGTCATCACCCCGAACCCGCGCCTAGGCGCCGACGAGGCGAACGAGGCCAAGCAAGAGTGGATGGCGAAATACGGGGGGCCCCGGCGTGAGCCGGCGATCCTGCCGGCCGGGACGCAGGTGATCCCGCTCGCGTTCACGCCGGAGGACGCCCAGCTCACCGCCGCCCGGGCCATGTCCCTTGTGGACGTAGCGAACATCTTCAATCTTGACGGGTACTGGCTGGGCGCTCCCGGCGGGTCGATGACGTACCGGTCCCCGGGATCGATGTACACCAACCTTTTGCGGGTGTCGCTAGAGCCGGTGCTCGCCGATTTCGAGTCGGTATGGTCGTCGATGTGGCTGCCCCGGGGGCAGACGGTGCGGTTCGATCGGGCCCAGCTCACCCGCGACGATCTGCAGACCATGGTCACCACGTTGGTGATGGCGACCAGCGGCGCCGCACCGCTGATGACGGTGCCCGAGGCGCGGGTGTTCCTTGGGCTGGCCCCGACCCCATCGGCGCTGATCTCTACATCCCCGATCGACACCCCGGCACCTGCCGATGACAACCCACCGACGCCGGACGATGCGCCGGCACCGTCCGAAGGGGACACACCATGACGCGACAGACCACCGTCACCGGCGGTATGCCGGCCCGGGAGCTGATGCGGGCAAGCCTCACACTGTCCGAAGTGGACACCACCGACACGTTCACGTGGTTGGAAGGGTTGGCCGCGCCGTACGGGGAGTGGGGCAACCGGGGCTACTACCTGGAGAGTTTCGGCGCCGGACTGTTCGACAAGTCGATCAAAGAGGCGGCCGCCAAGCTCCCGTTGCTGCTATTCCACGACGATCTGACGTGGCCGATCGGGCACGCTCACGAGTGGAAGTCCGACGCTGACGGGCTGCGCGGCCGGTGGAAGCTCGATTCGTCCACCGAGGCGCAGCGCGCCGCCCGGATGGCCCGCGACGGGCACATGACATCGATGTCGGTCGGGTATCAGCCGGAACTGTCCCGGTGGGATTGGGCCGATGTCGAGACATGGGACCCCGACGATGCGGCCACGCTGGACAAGGTGACCCGCCTCGTCGCCCGGCTGGCGGAAACCTCGCTGGTGCCGGCGCCGTTGCTGGCCGGCGCGCAGGTGAGCATGGTGGCGTCGGCCGGCTACGCCCGGGAGACGACGTCGCGGGCCCGGGCATCGGCGAGTCGAACTCCCAAGCTGGACGCTTGGGCCAAGATCCGCTCTACTCTGTAGCGCAAAGCACACACGCCGCACCGCACCGCCGGGGCCGCGCCGGGGCCGCGCCGATTCGTTCACGCGAGCAACCACGCGAGACACCACGGAATACGGGCACGTCAATGGCTATCTGTTGACCCTCGTCTATTCCATGTGGAGTGATCACCGTGAGTCGCGTACTCATTGACAAGCTCGAAACCGAACGCGGCGAGCAATTCGCGTTCATGGATAACCTGATGGCGCAGGTTCAGGCGGCCGGGCGGGATCTGGTGCCGGCCGAGGAAGACAACCTGCGCGGGGCCCGGGAACGCGTCGCCAAGATCGACGCCCAGTTGGTTCCGCTGCGGGAGTGGGAGTCGCTGCGCGCCGCGTCGTCCACCGGCAACCCACTGCCGGCCGGTCCCCGCACCACGTCCACGCAGGTCACCGAACCGCCGGTGTACGCCACGGCCGGCGCCTACGTCGTGGATCACCTGCGCGCTCACGGCGTGCCATGGGCCGGCCAGCGGCCGGACCCGTCGGCGGCCGCCCGGCTCGAACGGGCGGCCATCACCAACGTGATCACCACCGATGTGCCGGGCCTGCTGCCCAAGCCCGTCGTGGGGGCGGTGACTGGCACGCTCGATCTGTCCCGGCCGCTGGTCACGTCGGTGGGCGCCAAGGACATGGGCGGTATCCCGGGCAGCTCGTTCTCCCGGCCGCACATCACGCAGCACACGGCGGTGGGTAAGCAGGCTGCCCAGAAGACGGTGCTCGCGTCGCAGCCCCTGAAAGTGGAGGGGATCGATTTCACCAAGGAGACCTACGGGGGCACGGTCGACGTGGCCCGGCAGGTGATCGACTGGACGAGCCCGTCGGCGTGGGATGCGCTGATCGCCGATCTCGCCGGGGTGTACGGGGCACAGACGGAGATGGCGGCCGCCGCGTCGCTCGTCACCGCCGTTACGCAGGCCACGGCGCCGGTGGCTACCGACGATCTGGCCGGCTGGGCGGCCGGGCTCTACGAGGCGGCGATGCTCGCTTTCATGGGCGGCGCTGCCCCCGGTGCCATGCCACTGGGCAAGATGCCGGACCGGATCTGGGTGTCGCTGGACATGTGGGCCAAGCTCGGGTCGATCGTCGACGCCAACCGGATGTCGACGTTCGCCAATGTGCAGGGCGCGCTGGGGTCCGGGGATCTGTCCACGCTGGCCGGCGACATTCTCAATGTCCAGCGCATCGTGGTCTGGGCGTTCCCGCCCCAGACAGTGATCGTCGGCAATTCGACGATGTTCGAGTTCTACGAGGAAGTCATCGGCTTGCTCAGTGCTGTAGAGCCAAGTTTGCTCGGGGTCGAGGTTGCCTACGGCGGGTACGTTGCATACGCGCCCATCGATGCCGACGCGTTCGCCAAGGTCACGCCGCCCGTCGTTGTCCCGTAGCGGGAACGTCCACAGTGGCTAGTCCTACGGGGCCGTTGGCAGTAGCGGGTGCGCCGGGTCGGTTCGACCCGGCGGGCCCGTTGCCGGCTGACTTGCCCGCGCTCGTCGGGTGGTGGCCGGTACCGGTGACCCCGTGGTCAGTGGGCTGGTATGTGACGCTGGCCGATGGGTCGCAAGCTCACTGGGCCGGCGCCGGGTACGCGGTGGGGCCGGCCCCCACCGCACCACCGACCGGTGAGCCGGGGCCGATCCCCACGGCGGCCGAGCTGCGGGACTGGATGAGCCTCACGGCGACGCAGCTCACCGACCATGACCTAGGCGTGATCCGGTCTGGTGAGATCGCCAGCCAACGGGCCGAGTGCCGTATCCCGGCCACGCTGGTCACGGCCGGGCTGGTGCCGGCGCCGCTGGTGGAGTCGATGTACCGGCGCGTGGCCCGGGCCGTGGCGGCCCGGGGCATCCCCTTGGGCACCCGATCCGGTGACGGTGAGTTCGGGCCGGTGACGATCGTCTCCTACGACGCAGAGATCACACGCCTTGAAGGGCCGTTCCGAAGGTTCGTCACCGGATGAGTACCCGCGACGCCATCGTCCGTGCCTTGTCCACTGTGGAAGGGCTTAACCCCGTGACGACGGCGCCGGCCGTGCCGGCCCCGGGCAGCGCGTGGCCGATCTGGACGGGGGCCGGCCCGGGCACCTACTGCGGGCTGGTGGACCGGTGGTGGGTCATGGTGATCCTGCCCAACGCCACCAACGCCCAGACGATGGAGGCGGCCGACCCGCTCGTGGACGTCGTGTGGGCCCGGTTGCTGGACGTCGGGGAAGTCTCCGACGTGGTGCCGGCTGACGTCACCATCACCGACCCGGCCGGGTCCGGCGGGGCACTGCCGGCCCTTCGATACCTACTCACGACGGCGGGACAGAAATGACGATCACTGAAAGCAAGCTGCGCAAAGGTCACCTGACGTTCACCGCCCCCGGTGGCGGGGCATCGGTGGAGTTCGGATGTCAAGCCACATCCGTCATCATCGCCAGCACCTACAAAGAGGACGGCGACCCGCTCGAAGTCCTTTGTGGAGACACGCTGGCCGCTGCGACCACCGTCGCCAAGTCGCTGAAGCTCACGGCCATCCAGGACTTTGACGACCCCGACGGGTTGCTGCGGTTC